TATTTGACACTTCTCAAGGTAGTAATGAATGGGTTTTTAGAATTGATGGGAATACTTTGACATATTTGCATTACAATGGGTCTGTTACATTAAATGCTTCCTCTCAAGCTTTGTATAGAGATTATTCAGCATGGATGCACATTGTAATGAGAGCAGATACAAACAACTCTCAAGCAGATAAGAGAATAAATTTCTTTGTAAATGGTAAGGAAGTTTCTTATTCTAGTTATACTGGAATTGGGCAAGGTGTTGCTCTTGGGTTAAATCATAATCGGCTTCATGCAATTGGCAAAAGACCAAGCTATAATGACAGGTATTCAAATTGCTATAAAGCGAACATCCAATTTATTGATGGGCAAGCACTAGACCAATACTTCTTTGGCGAATTTAAAGACAATATTTGGGTTCCTTATAACGCATTCAGTACTGCTGGATCTGGTACAGCAACAGCATCTGATGGGGATACAGCAACAGATAGTTACGGCACAAACGGATTCCATCTTGACTTCAGTCCTGCAAGCATAGTATACAACGGAACAACAATCACAACAGTAAATGATGTCTCTGGTAGAGGTAATCACTGGACTGCAAACTAAAAGAACAAAACTAGGAGAAAATAAAAAATGGCATTTAGTAATCACGACCTCGTATTTGACAGTCCAACGAATAATTTTGCTACGTTGAATCCTTTAGGATTCAAAAATTTAGGCGGAGCTAATTCCGCTCAAATATTGTCGGAAGGTAATCTTAAATCTATTGCATCTGGAACTGCGGGTACGGGGGAACTTCCCTCAATAATTCCATCAAAAACAGGCATCAATAAAGTTTATTTTGAAGCAAGAGGTGTAGGATCTACTTCTGCTACAAATGGATATATAGCGATATTTGAGGAAAACGGTGCAAATTTAAATCCAACTAATGTTCATCGTCAGGTTGGACAAAATGAAATAGTTAGTTGGGTAATAGATGTTAGTGAAGGCAAATTATGGAGACAGTCAAATGGAAACTGGAGTGCTGCACGAAAGATTGAAATAGAGAATGGTCAGAATCCTGATTTAACCTTCAATTGCAGTACAAATATTCTAGAAATTTGGTTTGCTACATATACTACAGACAGAGGAATTGTTTTGAATTTTGGTCAAGATCAAAGTTTTGCTGGCACTGCTTCTGGGGGTGCTGGAGCAACTGATTCTGAAGGATACGGTCAATTCTATTACGAACCACCAACTGGCGCACTAGCACTTTGTACTGCCAACCTGCCAGAAATGACACCAGATGTTACTGGTGATACTCCGCAGGATTACTTTAAGACTGTGTTGTATACAGGTAATGGCTCTACGCAATCCATTACTGGTGTCGGGTTTGCTGCAGACATGGTGTGGGCAAAAGCAAGAAGTGCTGCATATAATCATTGGATTTATGATGTTATTCGTGGTGGTAATAAAGGCGTACTTCCTAACTTAACAAATTCTGAAAACACAAATACGGCTGTATTAACGTCACTAGATGCTGATGGGTTCACACTTGGAAATAATCCTGAGCTAAACGACTCAGGCGTAACCTACGTTGCTTGGTGCTGGAAAGCAGGAGGTGCAGCCGTAACCAACAATGACGGCTCAATCACTTCTACTGTGTCTGCTAATACAGATGCAGGGTTTAGTATTGTGAGTTGGACTGGTACAGGTTCAGTGGCTACTGTTGGTCATGGTCTATCTAGTGCGCCTGATATGGTTATTGTTAAAGGTAGAAGCTATGCTCAAAACTGGTTGGTATACCACTCTGGACTAGGCGCAACAAAATGGCTTCAACTTAACAGCTCAGTAGCGGCAATTACTGAAACAGCAATTTGGAATAACACAGCACCAACATCATCAACATTTACTGTCGGAACATCTGCCGCTTTAAATCCAAGTGGCGGTACTAACATATCCTACTGCTGGCATTCGGTTGAAGGCTACAGTAAGTTCGGTTCCTACACAGGCAATGGGTCAACCGATGGTCCGTTTGTGTACTGTGGTTTCCGTCCTGCGTTTGTGATGATAAAATCTGCAACACAGGGATTATCCTACCACAATTGGTATGTCCATGACAGTACAAGGGGTCCGTATAACGGAAACCTTCCAGGTCTTTCTGCTAATTTGCTTAATCAAGAATTTTCTTTTTCAGGTGCAGACTTTTTATCTAATGGATTCAAAATTAGAGCGAATGGTGGGGAATACAATCAAAGCGGTGAAACCTACATCTTTATGTCCTTCGCAGAACAACCATTCATTTACAGCAATGCTCGCTAAATAAATAATTGCCTCTTTCAAAAAGAGGCAATTTATAGAAATCACTATGAAACTTGATGATAATTCGGCATACTTAGGAAATCCTCTTCTTAAACGTGCCAATGTTGCAGTAGAATGGACAGAAGAAACAATCTCTGAATACCAGAGATGCATGGAAGATCCACTGTATTTTGTGGAAACCTATATTAAGATTGTTTCTCTGGATGAAGGTGTTGTTCCTTTCAAACTTTTTCCTTTTCAGAAGGATATTGTCGGCACAATTCACAACAATAGATTCACTATTTGCAAACTTCCTCGCCAATCTGGTAAGACAACCACACTGGTTGCATACATTCTACATTATGTTCTCTTCAATAACAATATCAATGTTGCCATTCTTGCAAACAAAGCAGCCACCGCAAGAGATATTTTATCAAGACTTCAACTTGCTTATGAGAATCTTCCTAAATGGTTACAACAAGGTGTGCTTTCTTGGAACAAAGGTTCTCTTGAACTAGAAAACGGTTCAAGAATTGTTGCCTCTGCAACCTCTTCTTCGGCAGTTCGTGGCGGTTCTTATAACATGATTTTTTTGGATGAATTTGCCTTTGTTCCACAGAACATTGCTGAAGACTTTTTCTCTTCTGTTTATCCCACCATTTCTTCTGGTAAATCAACAAAGGTTGTAATCATTTCCACACCAAATGGTATGAATTTGTTTTATAAACTTTGGAGTGATGCAGAGAATCAAATCAATTCATATGTTCCAATAGAAGTTCATTGGAGCGAGATTCCTGGAAGAGATGAAAAATGGAAAACTGAAACAATTGCAAACACAAGTTCAGAACAATTCTCGAGAGAATTTGAATGCGTTTCTGGAGATACTAATATTGTTGTTATGCATAAACAAAGCAAAGAAATTAAAACTATTAAAATAGAAGAATTATTTTAAAAATGTTGAGTGTAAATTCTTTGGATTTATAAATAATATTATAAAATCTAAAGGAGAATTATGTATTCAATATATTGTTTAAAAGATTTAGATGAAAAAATTAAATATGTTGGACAAACAATAAATCCAATAGGAAGAAGAAGTTCTCATAAAAGAGAAAAACCACCTCATACTTTTCATGTGTTATATGAAAATTTAGAACGTGAACAAGCTAAAAATTTAGAAATTCATTTAATATCTAAATTTGAAACATATGGCAATGGATGGAATTTGTCTCCAGGTGGTGAAGGATTTGAAGATTATTCTAGAAAGGGTATAGGTGGCGTGCCAAAAGGAACAACTCCATGGAATAAAAATGTAAAAAATGCTTTTAGCAAAGAAACTAAAGAGAGATGGAGTAAAATAAGAAAAGGTAAATGTTGGAAACCAACAAAAATGACCAAAGAAGATGTTATTCAAGTAAGAAAAATTTTTGAAACTAAACCAGAAATTGAAGGAGTTGGTGTTATTCAAAAAAATGGAAGAGCCATGTCATATATTCAAGCATTTTCTTTAAAATATTCAAAAGATTATCAAGTGACACCTCAAAATATTAAAAACATAGTATTAAGAAAAACATGGAAAGATGTTTAAAGAGAATAATAGTTATTGCGTTTTAACACCAACAGGTTGGTCTGATTTTAGAGGAATCAGACAAATTAAAAAGAATGTTTATAGGCACATTATTTTTGAGGATAAAACAGAAATAAAATGCTCATTGGATCATGCTTTTGGAGAGAGTAAAATACTTGCAAAAACATTATCTGTTGGTGAGTATTTAAATGGGAAACAAATTCTATATTCAGAAGATGTTGAAAATGAAATAGATTTATATGATTTGGTTGAAGTAGAAAAAGAAAATTTATACTATACTAATAATATTGTATCTCATAATTGCAATTTCTTAGGTTCAACAAATACACTAATACATCCGACTAAGATACGAACAATGGCATATCGAAATCCAATCAAATCAAATGCAGGATTGGATGTCTATGAAAATCCGATAGAAGGCAACACATATTTTCTGGTTGCTGATGTGGCAAGAGGACTAAGCAATGACTATTCAGCATTTATTGTTTTTGATGTAACAACTGTTCCTTACAAGATTTCTGCCAAATATCGAAACAATGAAATCAAACCAATGTTGTTTCCGAATATTATTAGTGAGATTGCAAGAGCATACAACACAGCTCATGTTCTTGTTGAAGTAAATGACATTGGTGAGCAGGTGGCGCATGCTCTTCAGTTCGATCTAGAGTACGGAAATTTGATCATGGCTGCTATGCGTGGGCGAGCAGGACAAATTCTTGGTGGAGGTTTCTCAGGTGGAAAGGCTCAACTGGGAGTCCGAACTTCAAAGGCAGTCAAATCAACAGGATGTTCTAATATAAAACAAATCATTGAGACTGACAAGTTAATCATACAAGATTACGACCTAATCACTGAATGGTCAACATTCATTCAGAGAGGACAGTCCTATGAAGCCGAGGAGGGACATACGGACGATTTAGCAATGTGCTGTGTGATTTTTGGTTGGGCTGTTCAACAACAGTATTTCAAAGAACTTACGAATGATGACATCCGAGCCAGATTGTTTTTAGAACAACAAAGTCAGATTGAGCAAGACATGGCTCCATTTGGATTTATCGATGATGGTGTTACCGATTATCATAATGAAGAATCAGTTATTGATGAATATGGAACAAAATGGAGTTCTGTAGTTCGTTCATATGACACACCATGGTGAAAATTCATTTTTTATAAATAATTGTATTGAAAACTTAAACTATATGATTTTCAACATTTTTAGGAGAAATGAAAAATGGCATTTCAAGTAAGTCCAGGTGTTCTCGTAAAAGAGATAGACTTGACGAATGTCGTTCCTGCTTCTGCTACTTCCATTGGTGCAATAGTTGGTGCATTTGAAAAAGGCCCAATGAATGAAGTTATTCCAATTGGTTCAGAACGGGAATTGATTCAAGTATTTGGTAAACCAAATAATACAAACTTTGAAAATTGGTTTACAGCTGCAAACTTCTTGCAATATGGCAATGCTCTCAGAGTTGTCAGAATTGAAACAGGTGCAAGAAATGCAGTTTCAGGTGGCGGTGTAGAATTGTTGACAAACAATTCTAATTCAGATGGTTCTGATGCTCCAGATGGAGATGGTTCAACAACTGTATTTACAATGGCTCAATCAGTAAGTGATGCTGATTTGTTGTATGTAAGAGTAGATAATACTACAGCAGATGGGACAACATTTGTTACTACCACAGCATTTTCTGTAAGCGGATCATCAATCACTTTTGATTCTGCTCCAGCAGCTGGAACAGGAAATATTAGCGTAAAATTGGGAGCTAAAATTACCAATGATGATGACTATGATAACAACTATGCTGATGGACAAGGTTCTTTTGGTAACTGGGCATCTAAGTATCCAGGAGAATGGGGCAATTCATTAGGTGTTTCAATTTGCGCAAGTGCTGCAGCATATGAGACAGCTGATGTTGCAGAAACTACGGCTACTGAGCCTATTGGAGAAACTTCTATTGCAGTAGATGAAACTTCAGGATTTCAAGTTGGAGATGTTGTATTTTTCCAAGAAACTGCTTCTGGTCAACAATATGAAGTAACTGCTATTTCTGCTTCTTCTGGTGCAGGAAACTTGACCATTCGCAGATTTGATGATCCAAAAGGTGGCGGAGTAAAAACCGAAATTGCTTCTGGAACTAAGATTAGAAGAAGATGGAAATACTACGATCTATTTGATGCTGCTCCAGGAACTTCTGATTGGGCTACAGGAGTTGGACTTGGATCTTCAGTCGATGAGATGCATATTGTAGTATATGATACTCAAGGGAAAATTACTGGTTATGACAGCGATGTTGCTGGAAACAGAGGCAATGCTGTAATCGAAACATTCGAATTTGTTTCTAAACACCCAAAAGCAAAAACATCTCAAGGTGGAACAAATTACTATGTTGACATTATGAATAGAAATTCAGCATATGTTTGGTGGATGGATCATGATCAATCTGGAACTGATTGGGGAGAAGATAAAACTTCAGTAAGTACAGATACATCATTTGCTGCTCCAGCATTACCTATTGCTGATACATTGTCAACAGCTGCTGATGACTTTTCACCAACTGCTGGTGAAACATTGTTAGCATATGATTATTTTGCTGACCCAGATATTGTGGATATCAATTTAGTAATGGGTGGCAAAACTCCAGACAGTACATATGGTACTACTCATGTTGTTGGTATGATTGACTTGGTTGAAGGCAGAAAAGACTGTGTTGCTTTCGTTTCACCAAGAAGACAAGACGTTGTTGGTATTACTAGCGGTATTACTCAGACTACAAACGTCAAAGAATTCTTTGATGGAATCGCAAGTTCTTCATACGCAGTATTCGATTCCGGATACAAGTACATGTATGATCGATACAATGATGTATACCGATATGTTCCATTGAATGGTGACATTGCAGGTCTATGTGCTAATACTGACAATGTTGCTGATCCTTGGTTCTCTCCAGGAGGTTTAAACAGAGGTCAAATTAGAGGCGCAGTAAAGTTGGCATACAATCCAACCAAATCTCAAAGAGATATTCTTTATCCTGCCAGAGTCAACCCTGTTGTTACATTTCCAGGACAAGGAACACTACTCTTCGGTGACAAGACTGCTTTGGCCAAACCAAGTGCATTTGATAGAATCAACGTACGAAGATTGTTCTTGGTACTTGAAAAATCTATTGCAAGAGCAGCTAAATTCCAATTGTTTGAGTTCAACGATGCGTTTACTCAAGCGCAGTTTAAAGCACTCGTTGAGCCTTTCTTGAGACAAGTTCAAGGAAGAAGAGGTATTACTGACTTTAGTGTTGTTTGCGATAGCTCAAACAATACAGGCGAGGTAATTGACCGAAATGAATTTGTTGCAGACATTTATATCAAACCTGCTCGTTCAATTAACTTTATCACACTTAACTTCATTGCGGTGAGGACAGGTGTGTCATTTAGCGAGATAGGAGGTTAATCATGACAACTTTAGCATTAAACGGATTTACCAGCGCATTTAGTAAAGGTGGTGCAAGAGCTAATCAATTTGAAGTATTTCTTGCAACTCCAGGAGGAACCGCTCCAGGAGATACTTCGGATAGCTTCTTTATTAAAGCAGCATCTCTTCCAGGTCATACCATCGAAGAAGTTGCTATTAACTATCGTGGTCGTATCTTGTATTTGGATGGAGATAGAACATTCGATACATGGACAACTACTGTAATTAATGATACTGACTTTGCTGTTAGAAATAAACTCGAAGCATGGATGAACACCATTAACAACTTGAACAGTAACGTATCTGTTGGTGGAAGCGCAGCTGGAAATATTACTACTTACATGGGACAAATGACTGTAAGACAGCTAGGAAGAGGTGCAGAGGATGAAGTATTGAAATCTTATACTCTTTTAAATTGCTGGCCTACAACAATTGCTCCAATCGAGTTGAACTGGGATACTCGAAATGAAGT